CACCGAGTGCCGTAGGATAGAAAAACAGGCCGAGAGAGAGTGAATCAAGGGGAGCCACCCGGAATCCTACAGAGCCGGTAGGAAAAGGACATGAAAAAGAAGAAATCAGACAAAGATAATTACATATACAGCTATTATCAGGGCATAAAAGATGGTTCTATATGCGTGGGGCAATGGATTCAGCTCACTTACGAATACATTATCAAGGGATTGAATGATAAATTGTTCGTTTTTGACCAAAAAAAGGCCAATGCAGCGATTGAATGGATAGAAAACCATTGCTTCCATACGGAGGGACCGCTTGCACCGGGAAATTTCAAGCTTGAGCTGTGGCAGAAGGCCATGATCAGCTGCATATTTGGGATTTGTGATGTAAAGACCGGCAATCGGCAGTTCCGAGAGATAGTCCTGATAGTTGCCAGGAAGAACGGCAAATCACTCTTGGCTTCGGCTATTGCAAAGTACATTTTCCAAATTGATGGCGGTTTCGGTGCCAGGATATATACGCTTGCGCCTAAATTGGAGCAGGCCGACATCATCTACAGCAATATATGGCAGATGGTTCAGCTGGATCCGGAATGGCAGGCACTGAAATTATCCATTGAACAGAGCAAAGATGAACACAATAAACGCACAGCAGATGATTCGATGCTTGTAAGACATCGGCAGACAGATCTATTCTTGCCGGGGAACAATAGCACCGTCAAGAAGATAGCCTTTAGTGCCAAGAAGTCTGATGGCTTCAATCCAAGCTTGACTATCTGTGATGAAATCGCGAGCTGGGAAGGAGACAAAGGTCTTAAGCAGTACGAAGTTATGAAGTCAGGTATGGGAGCAAGGCCCGAAGGTCTGCTGCTGTCCTGTAGCACTAGTGGATATATAAATGATTCGATATTTGACGAGCTGATCAGAAGGTCTACTCGTTTTTTATTGGGTGACAGCAAGGAAAAGAGGTTGTTGCCGTTTCTCTACATGATTGACGATGTGGAGAAATGGAATGACCTTAACGAGCTTCGGAAGTCAAACCCTAATATGGGTGTTTCGATTACCGAGGACTATATGCTTGAGGAGATTGCGGTAGCTGAAGGCAGCCTTAGTAAGGCGGCAGAATTCAAAGTGAAATACTGCAACGTGAAACAAAATTCTTCGATTGCATGGTTTAATCAGCAAGATGTAGAAAGTCAGTTTGGGAAACCGTTAAGATTTGAGGATTTCTCAGGGTGTTACGCAGTCGGCGGCATAGATCTGTCGCAGACAACGGACTTAACTGCTTGCGTAGTAATAATTGAAAGAAACGGCATACTCAACGTATTTTCTCAGCTATTTATGCCTAGGGAACGTATCGAGGAGGCTATAGCAAGGGACGGCGTTCCATACAATATTTATTTGCAATCAGGTCATTTAATTGCCAGTGGAGACAACTTCGTGGATTACCATGACTGTTATAGTTGGTTTACTGATCTGATAGAAAAATACAAGATTTATCCGTTAAAAGTCGGATATGACCGATATTCGGCACAATATTTGGTGCAGGACTTGAGTGCATATGGCTACAACCTCGATGACTGTTTCCAGGGCGAAAACTTAACACCGGTAATCAATGAGGTTGACGGCTTGATGAGGGATAGGGTTTTCAATTTTGGAGACAATAACCTAATGAAGATGCACTTATTGGATTCAGCCTTAAAGGTAAACAGTGAGACAAGCCGAAAGAGGCTGATTAAGGCATCTGCCGGAAGGCACATCGATGGATGCGCCGCACTGCTGGATGCCATGACGGTGCGCCAAAAGTATTGGGAGGAAATCGGTCTGCAACTACAGAACAAAGGTAAATGATTATGAGCTTATTTGACAAAATTTTTGGAAAACAGAATCCATCAAGGTTGGCTGCGGCCCAATATCTGAAATCATTTAACGCATATGTTCCGGCATTCACTAATTGGAACGGTGCGCTTTATGAATCGGAGCTAGTGCGTTCAGCTGTAGATGCTAGAGCAAGACATATAGCAAAGCTTAAAGTTGATATGCAGGGGACAGCAAAGCCACAGTTAAAGAACAGAGTGAAATCTAAACCTAATGATTTCCAAACTTGGAGCCAATTTCTGTACAGACTTTCAACTATCTTAGATATGCAGAATACTGCATTCATCGTGCCGGTGCTTGACCGATACGGAGAGAATCAAGGATATTTTCCTGTACTACCATCACGGTGCGAAGTTCTTGACTACCAAGGCACTGTTTGGCTGAGATATAGATTCTCAACGGGCCAAGTAGGGGCAGTTGAATGGAGTAGATGCGGAATAATGACGAAATATCAGTATGATAATGATTATTTTGGGGCAACAAACGCTGCATTAAATCCTACGATGGAATTGATCTCGATGCAGAATCAGGGCATCCAGGAGGGAATAAAGAACTCAGCAAGCTTTAGATTTATGGCTAAACTGACAAACTTTAAGTCTCCGGAGGATATGGCTGAAGAACAGAAGAATTTCGTTGAGAGAAACTTCAAGCAGGACGCAAGCGGATTCCTTTTATTCCCAAATACATATGCTGACATTCAGCAAGTAAAATCTTCGCCGTTTACGATTGATGCTGATCAGATGAAGCTGATACAGACCAATGTATACAACTATTTTGGAGTGAATGAAGAAGTTCTTCAGAACAAGGCAATCGGAGATGAGCTGGATGCATTCTTTGAGGGTGCAATCGAGCCATTCAGCATTCAGCTGTCAGAAGTTATGACAAATATGACCTTTACCAAGCATGAGCAGGCACTTGGCTCAAAAGTAATGGTTATAGCATCAAGACTTCAGTATATGAAGACAAAAGATAAGATTAATTTCGCCAAGGAGCTTGGTGATCGTGGTTTTATTACGATTAACGAGGTCAGGGAACTTCTTAATTATGAACCGCTGCCGGACGGAGATAAACAACCTATCAGAGGTGAATACTACTTTGTCGGTGACGAAAAAAATGGAGGTAAGGACGATGAATGAGGTGAGAACTCTGCCGATTGAGGAATTCAGGGCAGAAGGAAATGACGATAATGAAATGATACTTGAGGGTTATGCTGCCGTTTTTGATAAGCCGACAGTTCTGTGGACTGATGGGAATGGCAATGAATGGAGAGAGGTCATAGACAGAAAGGCCTTTGACAAGACCGACATGCGCAAGTGCTGTTTAAAGTACAACCACGAATCGAGTCTGCCTGTATTAGCAAGGGTGCGTGGTGGAAGCTTAATGTTGAATGTAGATGATTACGGACTTCATTTCCGAGCAAAAGTATTCAACACACAGACAGGCAGAGACATATATGAGTTAGTTAAGGCGGATGGCATTGACGAATGTTCATTCGCTTTTAATTTGCCGGCAGATGGAAGCGGAGTGGACTTCACGGAGCATAGAACAAGGAGAATCACTAACATTGAGAATCTTTGGGATGTTTCTGTAGTAGACCACCCAGCTTACACGGAAGGCACATCAGTATCAGCTCGCTCAATCTTTGAAGCGGAGGCGGAAAAAGAGAGACTGGAGAGTCTTGAAAGGGATAGAGCAAAACTGGCACTTAAATTAAAGTTACAGGAGGTCTAATCGATGGAGATTAAGACAATGAACATGGAACAGCTCAATGAGAGATTGGCAGCTATCAAGACAGAACTTGAGACCGCTGAGAATATCGCAGAGCTGTCAGCAGAGGTTGATGCTATCAACGAGCGCAAGGCAGAACTTGAGGCATCAGCAGAGCAGAGGAAAGCAACTATTGAAAAAATCGTAGCCGGAGAACCCGAAGCTACACCAATCATCACACCAAACAAGGAGACACCAAAAATGGAAAGAACATTCGCAGTAGATTCAGCTGAATACAGAGAAGCATGGCTTAAGAACCTTATGGGCAGAGAACTTGATGCAGAGGAAAGAGGAGCAATGACAGCATCATCTGCTATTCCAACACAGACACTCAATGAAGTAGTTGCAGCATTTGACCGCAACCCGCTCCTTTCAAGAGTTGATATGACTCATTTCCCAAGCTACGTTAAGATTCCAGTTGAGTCAACAGCAAACGCAGCTTCATGGACAGGCACAGCTCAGGATTCAGAGGATGCTCTTGGATACATCGAGCTTAACGCTTATCAGCTTATCAAGACAATTGAGATCCAGGCTGATGTAAACGCTATGTCAATCCCAGCATTCGAGCAGTATCTTGTATCTCGTCTTATCAATAAGATTGAGAACGCTCTTGAGATCGCAATCATCAGCGGCGATGGTTCATCAAAGGCAACCGGTATTGCACAGACAATCTCAACAGCAACTGGTACATTCACAAGCACAGCTGTTACAAAGAAGGACCTTCTTACAATCATGGGTAAGCTTCCTGGACAGTTCCAGAGGAACGCTTGCTGGATTATGCCTGCAAAGGTATTCTACGATGAGGTTATGAACATCTCTACTCATGACTCATTCGTAAATGTAAATGACGGTTTCAATATGAAGCTGTTCGGCAAGGATGTTATTATCGAGAACAATGCAACAATCAGCTCAGTTGATAACATCTTCTACGGAGATCTTAAGCACTACAGACTCAACCTTGCTGAGGGTATTAAGGTTGACAAGGACAGCTCAGTTGGATTCCGTTCAAATAGCCAGGTTTACAGAGCTGTTTGTCTTGCTGACGGTAAGCTTGACCTTGCAAAGGCATTTGTTCGCTACACAAGATCAACAAACTAATTTAACTTATAACGCTTCGGCGATATAGGGTTGAGGGCGGTCCTACGGCTCCGGATCGCTCTCTTTTTGTGCAGGAGCCGAGATGGGAGCCGATATGAGAACATTAATCGCAATACCTTGCATGGATCAGGTAAGCGCATCATTTTTTGAATCGATGATGTACTTACAGAGAACTCCGGAAGACGGACTTGCAATAATCAAAAGTTCACTTATATATGATGCGAGGAATACACTTGGACAGCTCGCAGTGAGCAATAAGGCAGAATACATCTTTTGGCTGGATTCGGATATGGTATTTGAGTCGGATCTGCTTGAAAGGATGTTTAAGGCCATCGGAGACAAGGATTTTATTTCAGCATTGTATTTCAAACGCAGACCTCCTTATGAGCCTTGTATCTTCAAGGTTGCTGGGTTCAAGCAAGGAGAAGGCAATGAAGTGATACCCATTGCAGAAACGTATACGGATTACAAAAAAGATTCTGTATTTGAGATTGAAGCTTGTGGCTTTGGATGCGTTCTGATGAAGACATCAATGTTTTTGCAGATTCAAGAGACACAAGGACTTCCATTCTCGCCGGTGCTTGGCTTTGGGGAAGACATAAGCTTTTGCATTAAGGCCCAGGAGGCTGGATTCAAGATGTATTGCGATAGCAGTATCAAATGCGATCATACGGCACACATCTTAGTTAATGAACAAACATTTGAAGTATGGAGAAAGAACAATGTTGAGTAAAGTCAAACTAGCCTTAAGAATCTCAACTAATGCTTTCGATAGCGAACTCAACAGCCTAATAGCGGCAGGCAAGAAGGACATAGAAATGGTAGGAGTAAACTACCGTGAGAATGATCCGGCAATGGAAAGAGCTGTGATTTTATATTGCAGGCTTTTCTTTGGGGAACCGGACAACTTCTACAACCTCAAAAGGGCGTATGACGAGCAGAAGGCACAGTTAAGAGAAAATAGAATGTATCAGGAGAACTAATTATGGATAGGTCAAATACAATTGTCTTGATAAAGCAAACCTATACAACCGATAGCATTGGCCAAAGGGTTGCAACCGAGACATATACACCTGTGTTTTGCCAAATCCGTTCCGTTACAAGCACAGAATGGTTCGCCGGTGGTCAAAATGGCATTAAGCCAGCGTATCAGGTTTCAATGTTCAAGTATGAATATAGCGGAGAACTTATAGCTAATATCGGAGGGACTATTTCGAGTAGCTCTATCGTAGGTGGCAAACGCTATAGCATCTATAGAACTTATGAAGCGAAGAACGACATCCTTGAATTGTACCTTGAAGAAAAGGCAGGAACCAAATGAGCTTAAAAAGTATAGATACTAGCAAATTTGCATATGAGATGAATCAGATCCTAGAAGGGTATTCTACGGATGTGAATGCAAAGGTTATGGAGCAGGCAAAATTTTGCGCCCAAGAGTGCAAAAAGGCCATCAGGGATGATGCCAAAAGCCTCTTTAACGGACATGATTATGCGAATGGCTGGAGCTACAGAACGGACTTAAGCAGATTTGGAATCACTTGTACAATTTACAATAAGGATCACTACCAATTGACACATCTTTTAGAATATGGCCATCGCAAGTGGTTATGGGGCAAGGATACCGGTGAGAAGACTGAAGCTCATGCCCACATAGGTCCAAATGCGGATTACTGGGAAGGCATCTTTGAAAACCGCTGCGAAATGGCCATAAGAGGGCAGGTATAAAATGACATTCAACGAACTCTATACGGTATTATCATCTACAAACATACCTGTAGCGTATGATGGGTTCCCTGAGTCATCCGGAGTCAACCCTCCGTGTATTGTCTATAATCAATCTTACACGGATAACTTTGGCGCAGATGATAAGGTTTTCGCAAAGATAAAGCATATAAATATCCATTTGTACACTAAAGGTAAGGACTTAATTAATGAGGCACTAGTCGAGAATGCTCTTGATGGTGCTTCTTTATTTTGGAACAGCACAGAGGCATTTGATGCCGATGAGCAAGTAAATCACATCATATACGAGGTAAAAATACATGGCTAACAAAGTTAAGTATGGTCTTAAGAATGTTTACTACTCAAAGATTACTGTAAACACATCAGGAACAGAGACATATGCTACACCAGTAGCTATGCCTGGCGCAGTTTCACTTTCACTTGATGCACAGGGCGATATTAATAAGTTCTATGCAGATAACACTGTTTTTTGGCAGTCAGCATCAAATAACGGTTATGAGGGAGACCTTGAGATCGCTCTTATTCCTGAGTCATTCCGCAAGGATATTCTTAATGAGGCTGAGGATACAAATGGCCTTCTTGTTGAAAGCAACTCAACAAAGGCTAATCCATTCGCTCTGCTCTTTGAGTTCAACGGAGATGAGAATGCTCGCAGACACGTTCTGTATAACTGCTCAGTAACCCGTCCTTCTGTATCAGGAACAACTACAGAGGAGTCAATCGAGCCACAGACAGAGAAGCTTACTCTTTCAGCTGTTGCAAACACAGGCGGCTATATTAAGGCATCTGTATCTTATTCAACATCAGGCGCATATGCTGACTGGTTCACAAGCGTACACGCACCAAATTTCGTTTAATTAGTATGAGGGGGAGCCGATGATTACTAAAACAATTAAAATAGGGACTTTAGACGTAAAGATGGCTGTCTCTGCCGGAACAGCAAGGCGATATAGAGCCGAATTCGGTTCAGATATGTTTGCAGACTTGGCTCCCATGAGCAGTGGGCAGTTAGATGCAGGCATATTAGAGCAGATGGCATATGTCATGGCAAAACAGGCCAATCCGGACATAAGCTTGTCATTTGATGAGTGGCTGGATCAGTTTGGGATGTTTGACCTGATGAATGCATCTACCGATATTGTCGAGCTGTGGGTAAAGAATACAAGACAGAATTCCGAGTCAAAAAAAAAGTAAACCCTAGCACAAGAGAAACCAACACACCGCTCTTTTTATTAAGGGCGGTGCAGCTGGGACTCTCTATGGAGGACCTGGACTATTTAACATTAGGAATGGTCTTCGATATGATGACAGAACGTGGAAATGATGAATATGAATATCCACAAAAAGCTACTCAGGATAATTTTGATGATTTTTAGGAGTGAATCATGGGTAACGCAAGAATAAAAGGTATTACTATTGAAATCGGAGCAAGTACAACCAAGTTGACTGAGGCTCTGAAGGGAGTAAATAGTCACCTAAAAACAACACAGAGTGCATTGACGGATATTAATAAGCTCCTGAAATTAGATCCATCAAACACTGAATTACTAAAACAGAAACAACAGGCTCTTGGCGAACAGATATATCAGACATCGCAGAAGTTAGAAAAACTCAAGGCCGCTCAGAAGAATATGGAAGAAAACGGAGTGGATAAAAACTCCGAACAATACCAGGCACTTCGTAGAGAGATTATTGAGACTGAAAACAAGCTCAAAAGTCTTGAAGAACAGTCTAGACAGACCAAAATTGAGATGTCTGCATTCACTAAAGTCGGTGATGCTTTTCAAACAGTAGGTGGAAAGATAACCGATGTAGGTAATAAGCTAAAAGCTTTATCATTAGCGGCCACAGCCGCATTGGCAGCCTGCGTAAAGATCACCGCTGATTTTGATACTTCAATGAGCCAAGTACAGGCAACAATGGGTATCGCAAATGATGAAATGGTCGAATTTAACGGCACTATGGTGGAAGGCCGTGAAGTTATGGCTGCTTTATCAGCAAAAGCGCAGGAAATGGGCGCAACTACGAAGTTCACAGCTTCTGAGTCGGCTGATGCATTGAACTATTTGGCCTTGGCTGGATATTCTGCCGAAAAGCAGATAGATGCATTGCCGGCAGTTCTTACACTTGCCGCAGCAGGCGATATGGACCTTGCTTATGCTTCGGATTTGGTCACTGACTCAATGTCAGTATTGGGACTTTCTACGGATACGCTCACTACATTCATAGATCAGATGGCAAAGACCGCATCAAGCTCCAACACAAATGTTGCCCAGCTTGGTGAGGCCATTCTTGTAGCCGGTGGTCAAGCAAGTATTTGTGAGATGTCGACATCAGAACTCAATACTGCGCTTGGCGTTCTTGCTGATAATGGTATGAAAGGTTCCCAGGGCGGAACAATGCTCAGGAACGCTTTGAAGAATCTGTATACACCTACGGACAAAGCATCAGATTATATGCTTTCGCTTGGATTTGCCACACAGACCGCAGAAGGTGAGATTATACCATTGCAGAAGGTACTTGTAGATCTTGGAGTTATTCTTGACGGAATGACCTCCGGAGAAAAAGTAACCGCAATGGCGCAGATTTTCGATACAAGAACGATTGGTGCGGCAAATGCATTGCTAAAGTCAGTGGGAGTAGATTTAGGCGATATTGGTACTGAATTAGCGCAGACTGCGGTTGATTGGAGTAAATACGGATTCGATGCAAATGCCTGCATAGACGAGATTGTATACAATATAAAACGGCAGAAAGACGAGCAGGAAATCATGACATACTTAGTAGATGAGTATGGAATGGCTATGGAAGATGCTGAGGCTGCCGTATCTGCATTATCGTCTACTATGGACACCAGCGGATCACGTTTTGATGAATTACAGGCAAAAATCGAGGATTCCGGAGGAGCTGCCGAAAAAATGGCAACAACTCAGTTGGATAATCTTAATGGATCTCTTACCATTTTAAAATCAGCTCTTGAAGGTGCCGCAATCAAGCTTGGTAGCAAACTCACACCATCATTAAAGAAACTTGCTGAAGCAATAACGAGGGCAGTAGATAAATTTAATGCATTAGATGATGCGACAGCTGAAACAGTTCTGAAGGTTATTGCTATTACAGCCGCCGCCGCACCATTGCTGATAGTAATGGGCAGTGTAATATCTTCGATTGGAACCATTGCAAAAGCAATTCCTGTGGTAGCAACTGCGTTGACTTCATGTACTGGAGTTATAGGTCTTGCCGCTGCCGGAATAGCTGCGCTTGTCATTGCAAGCAACAATTGGGTGCAGAGCTGGGAAAATGCCAGAATAAAAGCACAATCGTTGACTGAATCACAGCAGGCTCTAAAAGATGAAGTAGATTCGCTTGCTGAATCCTATCAGACAATGAAGACTGCTCAGGATGCTGCGTATGCACACGTTGAATTTCATACACAACGTGAAAAAGACCTATGGGCGGCATTGCAGAATATTGTTACTGAAAATGGTTTAGTTCTTGCCGGTCATGAAGCAGAAGCCGAATTCATCACGGGCAAGTTAAGCGAAGCACTTGGACTTAACATCGAACTTATTGACGGTCAGATTCAAGGCTATGAAGAACTGGCATCATCAATTGATAATGTAATCCTTAAAAAGGAAGCAGAATCACTACTTAGTGCTGCTGAAGATGGATATACAACAGCTATTCAGAACAGGAATACCGCACTTAAGGACCGTGAGCAAGCACTTTCAAACGTAGAATATCAGACCGGATTGCTTTATGCGGCAGAAGAACGTGCCGAGAGAATCCAGAACGCATACAATGCGGCGATGGAGGAATCCAATAAGTACGGTACTGATATGTCTGATACGGCAATTAAATATGGAAATGCTCTCGATGAGGCAACGGTATCCATTGAAGACCATAAACTTCACTTAGAAGCATTAAATAGCTTATATGCCGAAACGGATCAGGTATTAAAGGACTACACTACAGAAATATCGAATTACGAATCGCTATTAGCCGCAACAGTAAGTGGAAATTCCGAAGAATTACAGAATGCAATCGATGCCCAGCTCCATCATTTGGAAACCGCAGAAACAGGAACTTATGAATCATTAAAGGCGCAAAGAGAGCATTACAATACTGAGTACAAGGAGATGAAACGTCTCGTTGATGACGGAGCAACCTATATTACCGATAAACAGGTTGCAGAAGCAAAAAGGATGCGAGATCTCTCATATGAGGAGTTCCGTCAATGGGTTGAGAATTCAAATGCTCAGTATCAGGCAAATACCACAAATGTTACTGCTGAATCCGAAAAAATGGCAGAAGAAGGATTTAATGGTGCCAACAAGTTCGGAATCAATATGGATACCGAATTAAGAGAGACCGTAATTCCTATGGTGGCAAATGATATGACTGATATGGAGGAAACATCCATTCAGCCTACAGTAAACGCCATGCCGACATATGGAGAGAATTCAGCCTTGGGACTTCTCAGTGGTTGGAATATTGGATTTCCTCAGTATAGGGAGCAAGTTCTTGCAGACCTTCGGCAATTGAATGCAGATGTAGAAGCATATGAGCTTATTAATTCTCCATCAAAGCGTTGGGCAAAGATTGGTCAGTATATGGCAGAAGGATTAGGCAAAGGTTGGGGCAAAGAATTCTCAACTACAAGTGAGACAATCTTAGAAAGTATGAAATCGCTTGTTGCTCCGGTTCAAAAGGCTTCTACCATTAATCTTTCTAGTCCGGTATACCTTGATGGGAAACTACTTACAAATTATTTCAACCAACAGTTAGGAGTGATGCTATGATCAGACAATTTGAATTAGTAAATGAGTTAGGGCAGAGCTTCGGACTGAATGATGTTAAAAAAGGATTCCTCCAAAATCCAACAGGCTTAGGCTACTCACTTGAGTATGCCTTTGCCAAGGTTGGACCGTATTGGAAGGAACAGTACATCAGGGACACGCAGGCAAGCATAACTGGAGAGGTGGTCTTTGGTACCACATCGCCGTATGAAGCGCAGACGGAGTTCCTGGCATTCGTAAGAAGTAGCAAGACAATATCGCTTAAAAGAACTACACCGGCAGGGACACACTTCAAGGATGTGGTCATCGTGAGCTATGAGATCACGGAGATCACTGAAGGAAATGTGCTGACTTGCCCGATAACAATGCTTGGGACATCGCTGTGGTACACAAGTTCCGCAGAGAAGGCGGCAATCATAGCATCATCAGATAATGAATTCCGCTTCCCAGTCACATGGCCGGCACGAATCAATGACTATAGTGACGGATATTTGAATGTGGATAACAACGGAAGCTGTGAGGCAAGCTTCGAGGTCGAGTTCTACGGAGCAGTAGATAACCCAGCAATAGCACTTGAGGTCGAGGGTGTTGAGGTTGCCAAGGTAGAGATTGCCGCAAGCATCACTTCGGCGCAGAGGATATTCTATAGCTCAAAAGATGGCAGTTTGTGCTGTTTCAAAGGCTCCTCTGAGGCGATTTCGGAGTACAAACGCAGTGGAAACACCACAGGACTCACAAATTTGGCTCTTGGATTCAGCCTGAGCAATGAAAACTTCTTCAAGCTTCCAGTAGGCAACAGTAAGCTGCATATTACGGCTGATTCGACATTAACAAATCCGATAATGGTAAGTATTTATAAATATTATAGGGCCTGTTAATATGGGAGATTATTACATTTATAAACACACTTTTCCTTGCAACTTAGTAAGAATTGCAGAGGCAAGACCAAGTATTGCTTCGGGTATGTATGGAAATATAAGGAGGCAATATGATAGCTTACATTAAAAGCAATACAGACTTCAGCACCAAGGATATACTGGAATTTGAAACATACTCCTTCTCTCAGGACATCGAGTATGCGGATAAGTCCAGTATAACTGTCCTGGATAAGCCGAATATCACTGATGATGACTTTGTGTTCTGCAAGGAAGGCAACGAAATCGTGTACATCGGTATATGTGAAGACTACAGCACCGATGAGTCGAGCGGCTATACCATCAACCTCAAGCAGAAGGAATGTTTCTTTGACCGGCAGATATTCGTGGGGACCGAGAGCTTAATCAGTAGCACTGGCATTGAGGATTTCATCAAGGAGGCCATTGATGATAACTGGGTGGACTCAGGAGACGCTTTGCTTGACAAGGACTACATCACAGTGGTCGCAAGTACGCACACGCCTGTGAACGCTTCTGTGGACTCACAGAACGGCATATACAATCTCAAGACATTCCTAGGCAACGCCAAGGAGTATTACGGCATCTACACAAGCTTCACATACACGGCAAATGCGCTGACCATCACGATCAGCAAAGACAATGCAACATCATTGCCAATCGATGTGACTGTATCAGATGTCAGTGAGTATACGGAGACATACAATGTGGATGTTCTTGCAAAGCTTGTGACCAAGTGGAAGAACACGGACACAGAGGTGGTCACTACATTGACCTACTACCTTAAGGCTGACAGAACACTTACAACAAACGCAAGTGATCCTGACAGAGCCAAGGGCGTGGTCAAGTCAAAGTATGTCGAGAAGGCCACCCAGGATGAGGCCATCCAAGAGATCTACAACGAGTTTACAAGCAACAGCTACGAACACAAGATAAGCTTCAATCTGCTGAACTCATCCAAGGCATATCCTCCGAGCAACTACTATGTTGGCAGAAAGGCAACTATCAAAACAAAAACAGGTATACAGACGAGCCTCATTACCGCGATAAGCTACGGTAGTGACAGCTCGTTTATTTCTTTTACATTTGGCAAACTTCGTGTGAGCTTGATTGAGAAGCTCCGAGAAATGGGAGGTAAGAATTGAGAGCTATTATTTTTAATGGGCAGAATATGGCTTCAGCAGATATGGGTCTGTATGCCAACACCTTTGCTAACAGGCGTACTGGAATCATCAAGGGCCTTACCCTGAGTACTTCCGGCAGCACTATTAACATAGCAAGCGGATACGGCCTTGTGTGCGGCAG